CTTAAAGGCCGACAGCTTGGTATTACAACGATTAGCCTTGCAATGGATTTGTACTGGCATTTTCTTAATCCCGGGATGCAAGGCACCTTAACCACAGACACCGAAGAAAACCGGGAGCAGTTCCGCAGCACTTTGCAGATGTACATGGATGGCCTGCCCAAGGAATACAAGATTCCGCTTATGAGCCATAACCGCAACCAGATGGTTCTAAAGAACCGTTCCCGTATGTTCTACCAGGTGGCAGGTACCCGTTCCAAAGGCACTCTAGGCCGTGGTAAAGGCATTACGTTTCTGCATGGCACAGAGACGTCCAGTTGGGGTGACGAAGAGGGCCTAGCGTCTCTGCTGGCTTCTCTAGCGGAAACCAACCCCTTGCGCTACTACATGTTTGAATCCACCGCCCGTGGCTTCAATATGTTTCACGACATGTGGGTGACGGCCAAGAAAGCACGCACACAACGAGCAATTTTCTGCGGCTGGTGGCGCAACCAACTTTATTCTGCTGACCCGCAAAGCGACGTTTACCGCACTTACTGGGATGGCAAGCTGTCTGCCGAAGAAAAGGAATGGACTCGGGAGATTAAAAAGATTTACAACTTTGAGATCAACAGCCGCCAAATGGCGTGGTGGCGTTGGAAGCTGCACGAAGGACTCAAAGACGATGGCCTGATGTACCAAGAGTTTCCGCCCACGGAAGACTACGCCTTTGTGATGACGGGTTCCAGCTTCTTTAGTACGGCTCGATGCACCGACTCTATGAAAGAAGCCAAACGCCTAGAAGCAAACTATTACCGCTTCAGCATGGGTGCCAACTTCCAAGACACAGAGCTTCTTAAAAGCAATGCCAGATTGTCCACCATGACCATCTGGGAAGAACCCATACCGCAAGGCTACTACGTTATTGGTGCCGACCCTGCCTACGGCAGTAGCGACTGGGCGGATCGCTTTTGCATACAAGTCTACCGAGCCTATGCAGACGGCCTCGACCAAGTGGCTGAGTTCTGCACTTCGGAACTCAACACCTACCAGTTTGCTTGGGTGATCTGCTACCTTGCAGGTGCCTACCGCAACTCCACGCTCAACTTGGAAGTTAATGGCCCCGGGCAAGCCGTCATTAACGAGATGCGTAACCTTAAGCGCCAAGCCACTAGCATGGGTGGTCAAGAGGGCAAGAGCCTGCACGACGTCCTTGGCAACATGCAGCACTATTTGTGGCGGCGCAACGATTCCTTTGGCAATGTGTCCAACAGCATTGGATGGGTGACGACACACAACAGTAAAGAACGGATGCTTAACTACTTCAAAGACTACTTTGAACGCAACATGTGTACGGTCAGAAGCATTGACTTGCTGGATGAAATGAAAGGGATTGTTCGAGATCAGGGAACCATTGCCGCCTATGGGAGGGGAAAAGATGATCGGGTTATTGCTTCAGCGTTGGCCTGTGCAGCCTTTGCAGAACAAGTCCAGCCAAGACTCATTGCCGCCCGAGTTACACGGGAACGCAAGGCCATTGCCGACGAAGCCGAATCTGCCGAAGTTGCTCAAGTCCAACGACAGGTCGGAAACTACCTTAAGGCGCTCGGGTTTTAGATATGGATACGGTTCTCACTAAAGAAGAAATCATCCGTCGGTGCGATGCCATGCGGAAAAACCGCAGAAAAGGCTTCAGCATGAAGATGTTTGCCGAGTTTGCCTGCATGAACTACCGCCACTTTGAGGCAGTCTTGCGTGACCGTAAGGACACCTTTACAGAAACCAGTCAGCGCAAACTTTCCCGTGCCCTGCTTGCCCTTGAGAGGGGCGAGGCTGGCCCAAGAATGGATATTCTGGGCAACCGCTATGTGGGCTGGCACCCCAAACCTAAACCCGTCTACAGACGGTCTATGGGCATTGAGAAAACTGCCGATGGATTCAAAATTTCTATCGGATTGAAAAATAAATACGATTTTTCTAAACCAAGACTTGATGAAAAATAAAGAAAGGGGCTAGTATGAGCGTGACGCATGACTATAAATGCCCGGCGCACGGGTTTTTTGAGTCGAAAGAACCTGTATGTCCTCACGGATGTACCGAAGTGCAGATGGTTTTTTTGCAACCGCCCGGTGCGATAAGTGATCGAACCAAGGGCAGCGACAAAACGGTAAGGCAATTGGCAATGGACTTTAATATGAGCGATGTGAAGTCAGTGCGAGAGGGCGAAGCCCAACCGCCACGCTTTGCCAACAAGAAGCCTGACAACCCTTTTGCACCCCGTTGGGGCGCACCAACCGACCTGTCAGGGTTTAACCTTGCACCCGTTGCAGGCGAGAATGTCAGTGGAATCGGGGCGCTTAAACAAGATACGAAGCTCACAGGGCCAAAGGTAGGCTCTTACATAGCTGACCATCAAAACTTGCAGATTAAGAAATGAGAATCCCTACCGACCCACTCCAAAGAGAGTTCTTCTACATCGACATAATGCAGAAATGCATGGTGTCATTGGAAAACCGTAAGGCAGGCTACGAAGGACTGCGCTCTTATTACCTGTTTGGCGCTGGCCCTGAAGAGGCACCTGCCCAATACAACAAGATTTTTCCGCATATCGACCAGTTGTCAGCGTTTATGTACGCCGCAGACAGCACACGGTTCTCCATTCATATCGGTGCAAGCCAACCTGACCACTACAAGAAGATGGTGCCTGCACTTACCAAGGGACTTTACGACTATTGGCTCAATTCCAACGCCGATCAGGTCTTTGGACAGGCACTTAACTGGTCTTTTTGCTACTCCACCACGTTTGTAAAGCCGATTTGGAGAAATGGCATCCATCCGTACATGGTTGAACCGTCTGTTATGGGCGTTTTAAGGGAAGATACACCCTATACAGACCGCCAAGAAGCGATGGTTCAAGAGTATTACATGACCCGCAGCGAACTGTTTTCACGCCTCTATAGCCACCCCAGAAGAGATGAATTGGTGCAGCGCATCACTTTTTCGGAACAACAGACCGAAAGCAGTGCGGGTGGCGTGGATCGAGTCATTACTTCGGCTACAAATCCCACGATTTACGGCAATATCAACCTTAGTCTTGAGGGTGTAAACCGTTATGTGGCCCAAATTGCCGAAGAAACCGTGCGTATGCGGGAGCTTTGGGTCTTTGATGACGAATTAAACGACTATGTGTGCGTCACAATTGCCGACCCCGACGTTGTGATCTATGATCGCCCTGCAAGCAAGATGTTTCTTGAGGGCGAAGTGCCCTTTATTCAAATCTGCCCCAACCCACAGTACGACTACTACTGGGGTCAATCTGAGGTGCAGCGTTTGGTCTTCTTGCAAGACATGCGAAACAAGCGCACCACGCAAATCATGGAGTTGCTTGACAAACAGGTGAACCCACCGACGGCGCTCATGGGCTTTGGCGGCATGATTGACGAAAAGAACTTTGCTTTGCGGCGTGCAGGCGGCTTAATTGCAAACGATATGCCCAATGCTAGGGTTGAACAGTTCACACCCGACATTCCAAACGACATTTTCCGTGAAATTGCCGAGATTGACGCTATGTTTGCCGAAGCCTCGGGCATTGTGAACGTCTTGCAAGGCCGTGGGGAGGCAGGTGTGCGTAGTGCAGGCCATGCCAGCCAGCTTGCAAGGCTTGGTTCGTCCCGTGCAAAGAAGCGTGCCCTTGTCGTGGAGTCTGCGCTTGAAAAACTTGCCACCATCTACCTTAAGATGATGATGACCTACGACGACACGGCCTACGTTGATGAAGACGGCAACAAGTTTATTGCCAAGCAGTTCACCAACGACTTCAACGTGAAGGTTGACGCTCACTCCAACAGCCCGATCTTCATGGAAGACCAGCGTGAGCTTGCCTTCAACCTCTTTAACGCAGGCGCAATCAGCAAAGAGCGCCTTATCGAAATGCTTGATCCTCCGATGAAGCAGCTTGTTCTTGATGACCTTAAGAAACAAGAAATCATCCAAGGCGAAACACCGCAAGCACCCGCTATTCCTCAACCGGGTGGTGCTGCACAGCTACCACCTCCACCGACAGGAGCCGCATAATGGCAATGAACGGCGAATCAGGAACAATCAAAGGTGGCGATCAGCCACGCATGACTGAAAAGCAACTGGGCCGTGACCAGCGTGCAATGGGACAAATCAGTTATACCCGTCAAGCACAGCGTGGGCCTATGCCCAGAGGCGGTTACGGGCGAATGACCCGTAAATAGCAAGTGGGGAAATTCACTTATTCACCCCCTTTTTTGTTGACACGATAGTTTTAATTAACAAACAATCGACCCAACATAGTTAAAGGTAAACTCATGGCCGTTTCAAACAAAGAAATGATGGACATGCTGAAGGCTGAACAGCCCACCAGCGATGTTATGCCTCCCGCCGAGCAAGGTGCAATGACTGCGCCTATGGCAAGCCCGATGACAACCCCCGAGCCTCAAGAAGGCAACATGGAACAAGCCCGTCTCAACGTGATGATGGCGCTCGACATGCTACAAAACGCCTTGATGGAGTTTGGCATGGACACGGAAGAGGGCATGGCCCTGCAAAAAGTGGTGGGCGACATTACCCGAGAATTTGGAGAGCGTGAGTCCTCAACCCGTGAACTCATGCCTGCCGAAATTATGAACCTTGTACAGACTTTGCCGCAGGCTGGTGGCGCTACGCCTGAAGCAAGAGCAGTTGCCCAAGCGCCAGTACCCGGTACTCAGCAACCACCCATGCCTTTATAGGAGATATTACTTTGGAACTTTTCAAACCTCGGGGCAATATGTCTCCCCGCCGCCCCACGGACAACACTCAGCAAAACGGTCAAATTGTTAACACTCCCCGTTATGCCACATTCGGTGGACTCAAAGACGCAGCCAAGATTGGGCCTAAGAACAAGATGACTCTTAGCAAGCCCGGTGATGGCAAGAAGGTAATCTAATTACAACGAAAGGGGCTAACGTATGTCATTAGAAAATCTCTCAGTCGAAGCACAAGCCGAACTTGCAGCACTTGCAAAGTCGCTTGCCGAAGACCCAAAGACACGCAAGCAGTTCTTGCAACTGACCAAGCAGGTGCGTCCTGATGTTCCAATCCCTGAGATTGAGATTGAAGAGCGCACCAATCAGGTTTTGGCCGATGCTAACAAGCGTGTTGAATCTTTAGAGGCCAAACTTCGTCAGAAGGAAGCCAAAGAAGAGCTAGAGCGTCGTCGTTCTTTGCTGAAGCAAAAGCAATTGATTCAGTCTGACGATGACATTCCAGAAATTGAAAAACTGATGATTGAAAAAGGCATTGCCAACCATGAGACGGCGGCTGAATACCATCAGTGGATGAAACAGGCCGCAGCGCCGACTCCCTCGCAATTCCCACAGCCTGTAATGAGTAAGTTCAATACTCAGGATTACATGAAGAATCCCGTGGGTGCGGCTAGGGATGCAGCGCATGCAGCACTGGCAGAGTTTAGGAAGAATCCTCGACCCATTGGGCTGTAGGATTCTGTTGTTCGTTTTAGGGGCTTTTTAGTTTAGGAGATCGTTATGCCTATCGGCGGTGGAATTTTACCGGCCTCGGGTAGCAACCAATACACCGAGTTAACTTACGTTACTCGGCGTGCGTTTATCCCGAAAATGGTCGTGCAGATTTATAACTCTACGCCCCTTATGGCCGCACTGATCGCCAACAGTCAGACCGCTTCAGGCGGTGTGTCGTCGGTGACGGTGCCCGTCCAAGGGTCGCAGTTCGTCAACGCACAGTGGTCAGATTATTCTGGCTCCTTTGCTCAACCTTCAGTGCAACAAGGCGCTTATAACGCTGAGTTCAACCTGAAGCTGCTGGTTTCTCCTGTACCGTTCCTCGGTATGGAAGGTGCCGTACAGCAAGACTACGCCATTATTCCTCTTATTGAGGCTCGCATGAACGATGCGACCAA